ACAGATTTTCTATAAGAACTGTATGCAAAGTTTCTAATAATTGTAATTTCTTATCTTGTCTCATAATTAGAAAGTTTTAAGATACTATCCCTAGCATAGCTTTAATTCTAGTAAATATCGTAGTCTTCTTTACTTTCTTTTTCTTTTGTCTAAGATTTTTTGTTCGGTGATGTTCTGCCATTTCATATCGCATCAGTTTTATTTCAGTCTCTTGGATGCGTTGCATAGCAGCCATAATAAGATAATCTTGCAGTCGGTTTTCTTTTACCAAAGCAAAAGAATATGCTTTCATAATACTTTCTGGTAACTGTTCCACCTCTCTGCATTTCATCTCTATCTCTAGTTCAATTTCAAGAGGTGGTTTACCAATAAGAACATCAAAAAATTCTTTGTGGTTCATTTACCTGGGAATAGTGCTTGCTCCAACATATCGCATAATTTGTCGTCAACATCATTATCTGTTTTTTCTACACAGGCACGAACAAGATCAAGTGCAAGTTGACGTATTGCTTTTGATTTAAGAAAGGTTAAAAGGATTGGTCTTAATAGGGCAAGCATGAAAAAATTTATACTACTCTTTACATTATGTACTCATTTGCTAATTTTGGCTTGACTCCTCACACAAGTCAATAAGTCCTATTCTCCCCAAGTAGGACTTTTTTACCTTCTAGGCTTTATTTCAGCTACGGCTAGTTCTACTTCTTTTAACCTGTGAAATACTTCTTTCATATCATCGTGCATATTATCTATTTTATCTGTTAATAATTCTATAGCTGTTGTATTACGAACAAGATCATCTCTAGATTGTCTGCCTCTATAAGAAACAGAACCTACAGATACAAAACAAGCTGTCATTAATGCACCACCTACTGCTGCTATGACTTCAACCATTCTTAACCTTTTATGTATATGCTTATAGTATATATTATGTTTTTGTATGGAAGATAAAGAAACAAAAGAAGGTTTTGATTGGGGTGAATTATTTGGTCATGCTGTTAGATTTTTAATTTTGACTTGGAGCTTATCCATGATGACTCTTGGATATATGGGTAAGGTAAGAATTGATGGAGCGTTTACCGCTGGCTTAGTTTCGGGAGTGCTTGGTAGCTATGGGATCTCAGTCGGACAGAAGAAAGGTGGCAATTCTGCTAAGATTATGGATAATAAAAATAATAAAACTGTAACAAAATGAAAAAACTATTAGCATTATTGGTTTTTTTAACGCCAACAGCTTCATTTGCTGATATAACTCAAAAATTTACAACATCTGCACAGATAACGGTAGATATGCCTTACTCTGTTACAAATAAATTAGGAACAACATATTCAATATCAGGAACAAACATAACTCCATCTGTTACTTCTGGAGGATCTACAACATCTGGGGCTATTGGTGGATTAAATATAGGCAGTTTGACAGCAGGTGTACCTGCCATGATTCAAACTGATAAGGCAGTAACTACAGCAGGGTCAGCTTTTTCGCTTACTGAAGCGGTGACGATGGGTGACGTAACGCCATCAGCAATTACACCATCATCAGGCATAGCAACATTACCTCATCTATCAGGACAGACAACGATAGGTAGTGGAGGTACTCTTGGAAGTGGTGCAATGACTTCTTTATCATCAGGTGTCCATACTTGTAGTGGTGCATTTGGATCTGGTTCTAGTTGTATAGGATCTACTACTGTAACCATTACCATTGACTAAATTTTGGCTGCTATTAATAATACTATTTCCTGTCAAAACCTTTGCAAACCCAGTAATTCCTACCTTCCGAACAGGATCTTCAAGCACAAATTCTCAGAGCCAATCTGTAGTAACAGAAAATATAGTAAGCCACCAGTTTCGGACAGGGTATTCTCTGAGTGTCTCAGGGACAAACATAGAAAGTGCAGATGTTGATGGTTATATTAATGCAATCCCTACGGCAGAAGCTACGCAAACAGTTAATGGAATTAACTTTTCATATACATCCCCAACGCTTGAAGGGGTAGCTCGATGGAAAATAGTAAACGAAGGCCAACCTTTCAGTTTAGTAGAGTCAATAATTTCTCCTGGATTAGACACAATAACCACAATAAATCGCACAATAAACACAACTACAACTACCACCGTAGAAACTACCTTTGGGCAGTAATTTTACTTTGCCTATGTCCAACCAAGGTTTTAGCTAATACAACCGTAGCAAGTCCATCTAGTAACGCACAGGGAACGGTAAATAACAATGCCACCATGATCGCTCCGCAATCTAATCCGCAGTTTAGGATGTCGCAAGGTATTGTTTGTAGTTCACCTAGCCTTACCATCACTCCCTATATAACTGATGGGTGGAGTTTTAATCGTCCTATAGAAACTGTTACTAGACAAAATATATATGACGAAGATACAGGTGCTATTAAGTATGTACAAGAAACACCAAGGTTTGAAAAGGATAACTACAATTTAAACTACGGTATATCAGCACAGTTCAGTATTCCATTAGGCAAAGCACCTGCACTATGTCATAAGGCAACAGAAA